GGAGCTGCTAACCAACTCGTTTCTAACTCTATGACTCAATGAACTCCAACACTTAATTCTTTATCTTAAAAAACTATGGACTTCCGTAAAGATATGCTCTCAGAAGAAATGCTTGATCAACATATTGAGCTAGTAAAAACTGGATATCTTGAATCATACATTAACACTATTAAGATCCCTTCACTCATCTCACGATGTGAAGAAGGTACAAAAATGGATGGTGTATCAGACCAAAAGAAAGAAGCTCTTGTAGATCAAATAAAACAGCACGAAATGTCTATTAAGAACAATGAGGAACAAATGGTCACTTTATCAGAGATCTATGATCGTCTCATTAACTTTCAAACACAATGTCAGAAGTAAATATCAGACCATTCAATCCAGATACTCAAAAGGTAATGGACACACTCGATGGAAAATTCACTCAAAAGCAAATCATACAGAACTTCTTCGGTCTTCGTGATTCTGTAGTTATTGCAGAAGATGGGAAGACTATCCTTGAAATATTCGATGACTTTAAAGATCCAGAAGCACTCAATCGTAAAGGTGTTGAATGGAATCCAGCTCTTGAAAGACTTGGAGTCCAGAAGGAATACTTTGACTCAATACTCGCTAAATATATCGCATATGGAAAAAAAGATAGTGTTGAAAGCAATGGAACAACTGATACACTCGCCTGAGTGGTCAATAGTGAAAAGCCAACTCGTGGAAGAAAAAAACGCATTGCTGAATAAATTGATGGTAAATTCTATTAACTGGAATGAATCACAGATAAAGGCAATGATCGAGTCTATAAAGGTTTATGATAACATTATAGATTGTCCTGATAGAATATTTCAAAGTTATGGTGGTCAATTGCAAGTAGAAGAGTAAATCTCTTCTATCTGGAGCTTATCACTCTACTCGCTGGAGACAGCATATATATCTAATTTTCCTTGTATGACACAATCTACAGACTTCACACCAGAAGATGGTGCTGAGTTCGCCTCTCTTTTGGGCATAAACGAAGAGAACAACCAATCAGAGGTTGAACAGCCAACAGAGGTTGTTGAAACTGATGACGAAGAAGTAGTCGCTGATGATTCTGGTGTAGAGCCTGATAACTCAACAGAAGATGAAGAAGCACCTCAGAAAGCTACTGAAACTCCAAAGAAAAAGTCCTGAATTGCGAAAGTTCTTTCTGAACGAAATGAACTGAGAGCGAGAGTTGCAGAACTTGAATGAAAGATAAAGAACAATGAACATACAACAGATGAATTTCTGGAGTATACAAAGACTGTATCTCGTCAATCTGCAACAGAGTCTAATGAAGTACAATCACTTCTCAATACATATCCTGAATCCGCACAGTATGTTCAACAACTTGAATGATACGCAGATCAGACAGGAGACTTAGAATCAGCTTACAAAGCATTTCTAGCAGTCAATAATCCTGAACTCTATGTAAAGACATTCGTATCAAAGCAAAAACAGGCACAAATGAATTCTGGGAAATTCACTCCTGCAGGAATAGCAGTCCCAAAGAACAATTCAAAACCTGTCACAAATTCTATCGACAACGATGATGCTGCTGACATTATGAAAGCAATGTTGGGATAACTGAAATGCAGGGATTATACCCTAATTTTTACTCACTATGCCAATCTCTACTCGTGCAACGATTGGTGCTAACGTCCTTCAAACGAAAGTTGCTAGCACAATCATCAAGAACCTTGAACCAAACCTTTATTTTTACGATTTTGGTGTAAAACCAGATGCTAATCTTAATGGTTTTGGAACTATCACTTGGCTCGCTCCAAGTAAACTTTCTATCTCTGTTGCAACTGCAACAATTACAGAAGGTACAAATCCTGCTTCACAAGCTTTCAGTATCAATGCTATCATCGGTACTCCTACTCAGTATGGTCTTTATGTTGAAATTTCAGATCGTCTTATTAAGGCATCTCCAGTAAACGTAATGAACCTTGCAGCTACAGAAGTTGGTAACAATCTCGCTCGTGTAATCGACCAAGTTGTTCAGACTGAAGTTATGGCAGGAACTAAGGTTCTCTATGCTAATGCTAAGGCTAACCGTGCTGCTCTTGCTGCAACTGATATTATGACTGAAACTGACGTTAAGAAATGTAATGTATTTCTTCGAACAAGTGGTGCAAAAGATATCAGTGGTGATTATGTTTGTATTGCACATACATATCAGACTGGAGATCTTCGCTCTACTTCTGGATTCTGGATGGAATCAAGTAAGTACACTACTCCAGATAAACTCTTCAACGGAGAAACTGGTAAACTTCACGGAACTCGTTTCGTAGAATCAGGAAATGTACAAACTTTCGCATCTACAACAACTGTATATCCTGCTCTCTTTATCGGACAGCAAGCTTACGGAGTTGCAGACTTCTCTTCTCTCGAAGCAGTAATGAAGCCTCTCAATATTCACGGTGGTGCATTGAACCTTGTTGCTGCGGTTGGTGCAAAAATTGACTTCGTTGCAAAACGTCTCAATGAAGGTGCTATGATCCGTCTTGAAACAGGTGCTGCTACTTACCCAGTGTAATAGTTGTATTCTATAGAACTCTCTTCGGAGGGTTTCTAGAATCTAACTATTCACTATGCTTATAACAGACATTGCTTCATACATACGAGAACAGACAGGCGTAAACTCTACAAATGTAACTGACTCGCAATTATATCGTTATATAAATATATCCTATCACGAGATCGAGAACGCAATCGTTACGAATCTGAATGAGGATTTCTTTTGGAATGAGATCAAAGGAGATCTTACACTCTGACAGTCTGAATATACGTCAGATACAGCAATCGTAGGAAATACAAGTGGTACGAATAAGATTATTAGTGTTGCTCTTGATTATAATGCTAATGGACAGTATGTAACTGCTACACTAACAACAGGAGATGATCTTGAATATAAGAGATCAAATACTTCTGGACAGTATCCATTATTTCGAGTTATGGATAACTCTATAGAGATATTCCCAACACCTTTTAAGAGTGTTACAAATGGTATAAAACAAAGAGTTGTTCAAAATCTCATAGATCTTACGAGTGGAACGGCTGAGACTGATATATTTAATGGTAAAATTCACGTCAATAATCATTATTTTATAGCTCTTTGAGCATTCGAACACGTATACCGTCAACGACAACTCGAAAACGATGCAGTGAACGCAAGAAACACGTTTCTCGCTAAGTTATACGGAGATAATGTTCGAGATATAGGTCTTCTCGGTCGTCTCAACAATAGAACAGTATCGACAATGAACTCTATGGAACCAAATACTACTAAATTTCGTTAAATTATGGACTGGAAACACACGTTCAACGCATTCTATAATGGAGAAACAGATGATACTTTCCTTCCAAGCGGAGACAAGTATCTTTCTTCGTATAATATCGATCCTTCATCAAATCCTCGATACTTACAACTCTCTGAGAGGTTAATTACCACAAATACACTCACAACAACTGCAGATATAACAGACGTTTTGATTCTTCCTGGTAATGCAAATGTATTGACTGGATTTTGAAGTGTATTTTACAATGGAGTAGATGTAAGTTCTTCCATAGGATGAGTATGATATGCTTTCTCTCATTATTTATGGAATAGTGCTTGACTGATGAAAGTATATGTTTTTGACGGATCAAATGTACACAGGATGAATGATACTCTTTCAGTAAAAGAATTATCAACACCTCACGCAACTGGAACAGTCACTGCAGTATGTCAGGCGACAAACACGATAGTATTCGCAGTATGAAGTGTATTGTACCAAGTAAACAACGCTGGTTGAATATCTACAGCATTGAGTACACTCCCTTATGGTATAAATGTAAAGAAACTATACTTCTATAATGATGTACTGTATATATTTACACAAGATTGACCAGATGCAAAGATCTATCAGGCTCGATACAATGGAAGTTCATATGACATACTCTACTGGCATACTAAGGAGGATATAAGTCTCTATGATATGTGCGGAACTGGTTGAAAAATGTACTGGGTATCTAATTTATGACTCTACCAAACTGATTGAGTCGATAGTAAACTTATAAAAAGAAATCTATTCACTTCTGCTTCTCGGTGTTCTATACTCCAGGATAACTTCGTATATATAATAAATGGAGGGGATGTATATAGGTATTGAACAAGTCTACCATCATTTCCAAATCCTTTCGTAAAACTTTATACTCACTTCTCTGGATTATCAGCAATAAATGGATCAATTATGGTAGAAAATAGATGAGGTGGTTGATTTGTAAATATATTCTCTTTCTGATGAAAAGCTACAACAGGAGAAATAGTAACAATGCCATACGATGCTTGAATCCTCTGGGCTGATAAGAACCTAGAAGTTCTTTGTTTCCCCTATGAGCTTAAACTAACTAATACAGGTGCAAGTATCCAAGTACAGATCCAAACGAATCTAATGGAACTCAACAATCCAGTTACCTATGTGAATCTTAAAACACTAAACACGCTTACAAATAGTGTCAGTACCTGTAGAATAGATAAGCAAGAAATACTCACCGCTCTTGGTGCGAATGTTCCAGAGTTCACATACTTCCGATTAAAGATAATACTAAATCGTTCCACTTCAACTGAATACAGCCCGAAAGTATATCAGGATATATATATTGCAGGTTCTTGGGTTAACGATATCAAAAAGATATGATAAAAGACTTACCAAACACTCAAATAGACTCAAAAGAGCCTTCATTTGAACAAGTACAAGGTATCAATAAGCAATGATA